TAGCATCTGTAGAGGCTGGTAATCAATCAGTAGGAGCTGTTGAACAGGTTACACTTACGGAACAGAGTGTTGATTATAGTCTACAGATATCAAAACATTATAAGGTTGGTGACGTATCAAAGAATGCGGCGTTCGGACATAAGATAAAAGAACAACACGGTTTAACTCTAGAAGACATAATAAATAATCTCAAGAACTTGGCAACTAATGTTCTTGATCCAATAAAAGACCAATACCCAAATATGTTTATCACTTCTGGTTTCCGCCCAGCGAAAGGTGCATCTCAGCATGAAAGAGGAATGGCTGCTGATATGCAATTTAGTGGTGCATCAAGGTCTGAGTATTATGATATTGCATTGTGGGTTCGTGAAAATGTACCGCACGATCAATTCTTACTAGAATATCAAACTGGTGGTTCTGGTAATCCTTGGTTACACATTTCACTTAAACCGTCTGGTAATAGATTTGATATTGCAACTTTTTATAACCATAGAAGATATAAAGAGTACGGTAAGTTCTATCAGATATACGCATAGGAATAATTATGCCTGAAGTAACAAGAGTTGGATTAGATAGTCATGTAGGTCACGCAAGTCCTACACCTAATCCGTTTCACCAAACCGCATACGCAGCTGGTTCACCAAATGTATTTACAAATGGTGCAGCGACTGTTAGGATTGGAGACACAACATCATGCGGAGATCCAGCAACAGCTGGAAGTTCAACCGTATTTGTAAATGGTATAGGCGTTCATCGAAAAGGTGACGCAACAGGTGGACACGGTTCATGGGTGCCTAATGCATCCAACTCTGGTTCGTCTAACGTATTCGCTGGAGGATAAGATGTACGAATATAATTGTAAGATATTAAGAGTGGTTGATGGTGACACAACAGACGTTGACATTGACTTGGGGTTTGGTGTATGGTTGAGAAAACAACGTATACGTTTTTATGGTATTGATACACCAGAATCTAGAACGAGAGACTTGGAAGAAAAGAAGTATGGAACAGCTGCAAAGGAATATGTTAAGGCACATATGCCTGTAGGTTCTAACCAGACTCTTGTGACTGTCAAGGATGGGAAGGGTAAATATGGTAGGATACTTGGTCAATTTAAATTGACTGATGGAAGTATTCTTAATGATAAGATGATATCAGAACATCATGCTGTTGCATATTATGGACAGTCAAAAGATGACATAGAAGAAGAACATATAAAGAATAGAGCTCTAGTCGTTTTGTAATTTCGTTATAAATACAATTAAGGAGAATTAAATGGCTGCTAATCCAACTGCATTTAGAGATGCGTCTGCAACAAACGATTCAGATAGAAACGCACAAGTCTTCTCTGACTTTAATTTAAATTTTGTTGCTCATCCTCTTACTGGTGATATAACTAAGCTCACTAATGTTGAAGCAGTGAAGAGAAGTGTTCGTAATTTAATTAATACGAACTTCTATGAAAGGCCATTTCATCCAGAGATTGGTTCTGATGTTCGTGCAGTTTTATTTGAACCAGTAACACCAATCGTAGAGAGCGTTCTTTCACGGCACGTTCAAGATGTCATTACAAACTTTGAACCTAGAGTAGAACTTATCAACGTATCATCAACAGCAAACGTAGATCAAAACGCATACAATGTTACCATAGAATTTTTTGTTGTAAACTCTCCATCTGGTGCTCAGACTGTAAACGTATTTTTAGAGAGACTTAGATAAATGGCAAATAAATCAGAAGTTAATGTTACCGAATTAGATTTCGATGCAATAAAAAATAATTTAAAAACATACATGAAGGGCCAGTCAGAGTTCTCTGATTATAACTTTGAAGGTTCTGGACTTTCAACTATCATAGACTTACTTGCATACAATACTCATTATCTTGCAATGAATGCCAACTTTGCAACGAATGAAATGTTTTTGGATAGTGCGACAACTCGTGGTTCAGTTGTATCACACGCAAAGAGTTTGGGATATACTCCACGTTCTGCAAGGGCTCCAGTTGCAAGAGTAGAGATTACTGTAACTAATAATCAGTTGTCAAACTTGACAATGCCTAAAGGTACAAAGTTTTCAACTTCAGTAAACAACTCGACTTATGGTTTTGTTACTAATGAAGATATCACAACACAAATTACAAACGGACTTCTTATCTTTTCAAACATTCCAATTTATGAAGGCACACTCACAACAACAAAGTACACAGTAGATTATAACAATCCAGAAAAGAAATATTTGTTGGCGAATAATAGAGCTGATACGACAACACTTAAAGTGTCAGTACAGAAATCTACCACAGATACTACATTGGAAACATTTGCACTTGCCAGTGAAATCACAGGCACAACTGGTTCTGATCCAGTATACTTTCTACAAGAAACAGATGACGGTAGATTTGAAGTTTACTTTGGAGATGATGTAATTGGTAAGAAACTTTCTGATGGTAACATTATTATTATGGAATACGTTGTTACAAATAAAACATTAGCTAATAGTGCAAACCAATTTACTGTAACATCTATCAATGGACAAACAAATGTTGCGGTGTCTACTATTCAATCTGCATCTGGTGGTGATGAAGCAGAAACAATTCAATCAATCAAGTACTATGCACCTCTCAGTTATACTGCACAGAAACGTGCTGTCACTGGATTTGATTATAAACAAATTCTTCCTACGATATATCCCAACATTAAAACTATCCAAGTGTGGGGTGGAGAAGATAATGATCCACCAGTTTATGGACAGGTTTATATTTCTATTAGTCCACTTCAAGGAACATTCTTAACTGAAGCTCAAAAAGAAAATATTGTCTCACAATTAAAATCTTATAACATTGCTTCGGTTCGTCCAGTTATTGTTGATCCAGAAAACATTTACGTCATCATGGATGTAAACTTTAGATATGATCCGACAACAACTACTAAGAGTTCTGGTGACTTAGAAACAATAGTTGCAAATACAATTTCAGAATACAGTGATAATAATCTAGAAAAGTTTGACGGTATGTATCGTTTCTCAGAAATATCTAGATTGATTGATACATCCGACACTTCTATCATTAGCAACATTTCTAATATTAGAATGTACAAATCACAAAGAGCTCAGATTAATACTAAGAAACAATATGTTATAAAATTTTATAATTCAATCTATCATCCACATGATGATGAACCACCAGTAATATCATCAACAGGATTTACTGTCGCTGGTTCTACTGCAACACATTTCATTGATGATGATGGTTCTGGTATCGTAAGAGTTTATCAGGTAGTCGCACAATCAAGAGTTTATATAAATGCAAACGCTGGTGATATCAATTATACTACAGGTACAATTACTGTAAATGATTTACAGATCACATCTACTATGAATGGTGATGGTACAATTCACTTCTTTGCAATTCCAGATTCAAATGATATCGTTCCAGTAAGAAATCAACTTTTAAGTATTGATAGTGGTGGTTCAAGAATTACTGCACAGACAGATCAACAGGGAAGTACTCCTTCGCCTGGCTCTCATACTGTGGTTGGTACATTCGGTAAAGCTACAAGTGGTGCTGCAAGTGGTGGAACAACAATCTCTTCAACTTCAAGTTCCTCTTCTTCAAGTTCAAGTTCTTCAAGTTCTGATTCTCATAGTCACTCTTCCAGCTCCTCTGGTTATTGATAGGTTTTTTTAAATGGATGGACGTACTCCAAAACTAACGAATAAGATTTCACCTCATATTCAAAGTCAACTGCCTGAATTCGTTCAGTCAGAACACCCACAATTTATCAAATTTCTGAAACATTATTTTCAGTTCATGGAAGCTGCTCAACTTAAATTGGGCGGTTCAAACGATTATGTTATTCAAGAAACAAATAGTGTAAACTATATTCTTTCTCAGATAGAAGAGAAAGTTGTTCTTGAAGAGTCTGTTGGTAAGTTTCAGGCTGGTGAAATAATTCGTGGTGAGACTAGTGGTTATACTGCCACTATTCTTGTAGACGATTATGATTCAGACCAAGTTCTTTATATTACATCCCAACAAAGATTTGAAGAGGGAGAGAATGTTGTAGGAGAAACCTCTGGTGCAAAGGCCCCAGTTGTTTCATACAAAGCAAATCCAGTACAAAACATTCAACAACTTCTTGCGTATGCCGATACTGACAATACTGTTTATGCATTCTTAGATAAGTTCAAAGCAGCTATTATGGAATCTATTCCAGAGACAGTTGCAGATGGGATATCAAAAAGAAATCTGATGAAGAACATCAGAGACTTGTATGAGACAAAAGGTACGGAAGAAG